TAAGGATGTAATAGTAGTATTTATAGTCCAATCTGTTGTTGCGTCTATCTGTTCTACTAGACCAGCAGCTCTTGTCACTGTTTCCATTGACCAAGGTTTTGTTACGTCTTTGACGGAAAATGTTGTATCTGCTGCTGTAATGTTTGAAGAAGGTTCGACATTGCTTCCAGACCAACTTTTTACTGCTGATCCAAAGGTTTGTGTCTTTTTGACTTCTTTGACGGTTTGGGTAGTTGTTGTCGTTGAGTTCATTGACCCCTGTGTGAAATTTGGGGTAATTGAGTTTGCTCTTGCAACTGCGGGTGACAACAGAGCTAAGAGAAGAATCCATTTCTTCATTTTGGTTTTGTTATTGTTGGTTTTGCCATCGGACATGCTGGAGGTTTTCCGTTTCCGTTTTTTCCAGTCGTTAAGCCGAATGTGGCGAGTGCGCCCGTAAATACGCTGGCGACGAAAGTGATATCTGAGTTACCAGATTTCTTTACCATAGGAATATCAACGTAGTTCATCGTAATGATGAAACCAGACCAGACAACAACGCCTAGTCTAACTACTGTTCCAAGGAACTCTATCTGATGTTCTTTATCTTCAGCTATATCTTTTACTTTGCCTAAGAAACCTTTTTCTTTGGTTGTCTTATCTTCTTCCATGTTGTTTTTAATATTGGTTTCATAGCTGTAACTAACCATTTAAAAACTGCTGTAGCAGTAAGAGTGGCAGCTACAGAAATTACTGCTGTAGTTCCAGCCGTAATTAATATTTCACTTTCAGGGACAGGCATTCGGACATCAATGATGGGTATATCTATTTGTTTTATACCAGCCGTTTGATTAGTATTAGTTTCTGTTTCAGATTCAGCTATAGCTTGTGATTTAACTCCTTCTGGTGCTCTTAAATCACTGGGTGGAACAACTAAAGGAGTGTACTGTGGTATTTCTCCTATAGGTAATTCAAATTCAAAGTTTGGAAAATCATAAGCATCTGGTAAATATAGAACTGGTAGTTCCATAAGTTTGAAAGTTAGCTAGGTTCTGTAGGGAAAGTAATGTTATCTGGATCTGACTGAGAACTAGGTAAATCTCTAAGTGCCTGACGATATGTCTTCCAATCATCAGATAATGTAAGATCGCTACCAGCTCTCCAGTCTGTTTGAGCAAGTTTACCGTTTCTTTCTGCTCTAACGCTTGCCCATTTACTAGCAAGAATTTCTGCATCTGTCGGTAAAGAAGCATTATATGCTGCAATTTCTGCATCTGTCATGGCGCTTACTACGCCATTTACCATTTTATTCATAATGTTAATTAATTATTTTAAGTATTGAAAAAGTTGAATTTCTGTCCCAATTTGCCAGTTAACAGTTGTGTTATTGTGAGCGTATATTCTAACTCTACCTATTGCATTACTATAGTTAGTGGTTCTAGCTCCATTTACCCTGTAAAATGTAGTATTATAATCACTTGGTTGACCTAGATTTATAAAAAAATAACATCTAGAAAAACCACTTGTTTTATGAATACTTAAATCCATAGTAAAAACACCTTTTTGGTTAGTCCACTGTGCACTTTTATCATTGTATTCTAACCATACTTTATTGGCACTTTGATAGTAATAGTTATAACCATTGTAGGCGTTGAAACCAAAGTCTTTTCTGTAGTTAGTATTTAATACGTTTCCGTATTGGTCACGAAAATCAATATATGGGTTATTTGAAGCACTCGGTATAAGTTTTTTACCAACTATAAAATAATTATTATTTTCTGGTAAATCTATAAATTCAATATAGTTAACAGCAGCCCCTGTTACTACTGAGTTACTTATAAGTTTTAATGCAGCCCCTTGTGATGCTGTTTGTGCAGGCAGAGCTGAACCGGGTAATTGTCCTGTTGTAAAACTAGACGTAGACATATTAGAAGTGTCTATTACAGGAAAAGATTTAAATTCTAATTGCCCTACAGCTGTTGCTCCACTTCCTGTGACACTTTTAACATGTAAGTGCCCATCTGCTACAGCATTATTATCTGGTAATATTATAGTATGAGCTTGACCAGTACTTTGAGCAGGGGATTTAATTTTGACAGCGTTAGATCCGCCAGCAGCAGTTAGCTGTAATGTACCATCTACACCGCCAGCTGCTTTAACTTTTACAAGTCCTGTGCCTTTAGGAGAAAGTTTTACATTTGAACTACTACTTTCTATTTCATCAACTTTTATTTTTGACATAATTTAAACCTCCATGTATTTATATATTGAACATTCCAAGCCTATATTCAAAGCATAACCAGTAGAATTTCCAAGTCTAATACCACCTACTGGTACTTTGGTGCTGTGAAGCACAGCGTTAGTATATGCGATATATGACATAGAGTTATAAGGTCGGAGAGCCTTTATATGTACTCCAGCATTAGGATTTGCTGTTGATCCAGTAGTTAAATCAGCTATAAAACCTAATGCATAATGCTGATTACCATATTCATCTGCGTCTATCTGAATATCAGTTTGTGTCTGCCGTAAATCATAACCCCCTGGATTATATTTATAACTGTACCACCTTACGCAATCGTAATATGTTGCAGGGCTATAGTTGTTATCAATTAAAGTACCATTAGTATCAAAAAACTTCATTTGTGCTCGTGAACCGTTTCCGTTATAATTCCAATTTCTAATCACTATTCGATACACTGAATCTGCTTCTAGAGTTGTAATGTCAAAGTAGTGAATACTGGTATTTACAACATATGTACTTATATGTTTAAGTCCAAGACCAGCTGTTGCAGGCAAAGGTGAAGGTAATCGAGCAGCATCCAGACTTCCAGTTGTTAGCTGTGCTGCGTCTAAATTTATATTTGGTGGTGTAACTGTTGCATACTCTAGTTGCCCTACTGCTGTAGATCCGCTTCCTGTAATACTTTTTACTCGTAAATACTTATCTTGAGCTATTTGATTATCAGGTAAAATCAATGTATAGTCTTGAGCAGCAGTACTAGGTGGAGATGCAATTTTTACTTTACTATTATTTGCAGTAGAATTAAGTTGTAAAGTTCCATCAGTTTCATCACTTTTTATCTCAACAACACCAGTACCGTTTGGCGTCAATTCTAAATTCCCGTTATTTGAGAGAGATTCAATCTCATTAATTTTTATTTTTGACATAGTTAAGAAGTCATATATTGATAAAGTAAAAATGTTGTAGGATTTGTAAACTCGTAACTTCCAGCACTTCCAGAAAATTGTATACCATGTACTCTTGTTCCAGCACTTGGATTAGCTAAGTTAGCTTGACCTAAAAAATAATATGGATATGTATAATCTAAAACATAACCGAAGATGTCGAAGTAAACACGATCAGTACCTGTAAAAAGCTCCATCCTCATATACATGTTTCCAGATACACTATCGGATTGGAACTGCATAGGATATTCGCTTCCATTTGACCCAGTTTGGTTATTCATAGCAGTCCTTCTATTGTTCCAAGAAACATAAGCTTTATTATTAGTACCACCAGCACTACCTGCATCTTTTAACTGAGTTCCGTCTGCACCTAAAAATATAGTGTTCAAGTATTGCATCGTGGCAGTAAATTTCACGTCCTTACCTATTATTAAGTAATGACCATTGTCTTCAAGTCCATTGAATGTAATGAAATTTGTATCAGTTCCAGAAGGAACTACCGTTTTATTTATTAATTTAAGACCGCCTCCACCAGTAGGTGAAATACCGCCTATTCTCGCATTCGCAAACACTCCAGAGGTTACATTAGCAGCATCTAAGTTTGTATAACTGGTAGGGGGTGTATCAACAAACTCAAGTTGACCTTCAGCAGTAGTTCCGCTTCCAGTTATACTTTTTACCTTCAGTAGTTTATTAGCTGCTATCTGATTATCAGGTAAAGCTATTTTATAATTTTGACCAGCACTGTCGGCTGGAGCTTTTAATTTAACACCATGACTTTGAGTAGAACAGTTAAGTTGTAAAGTAGCATCGTTATCTGCACCTGTAACTTCACAGACTCCAGTAGTACCCTTACTAACAACTTTTAAATTGCTATTAGTGCCATTAGCTTCTAATTCATTAACGTTTAATTTTGACATAATAATATTGTTTAATAAAAGTCCACAATAGATCCGTCTGTTACAGTTAAAACCGAACCAGATGAAATGCTAATTGGACTAATTGCAAGGTAGTTGTTGTTAGTTGTTGTTGTAAAATTGTTACTAACTTGATTATCTGCTTCTATAAATAACTGTTCGCCACCAGATCCTGTTAGTTCTGTTAAGGACAGAAGAAAAAATAATTTACTTAACATAGCCTTAAACTGACACGAACTGCATAAAACTTCCGTCTGTTACCGTTAATGTGGCGTTAACTGATAATGGTAGAAGATTAATGTAATTTTTATTTGTTCCTGTTGTAAAGTCTGTACTCATTACATTATCTGACTCGATAAATAATTCGTCAGTACCTCCACCAATTAAACCTCCACCACTAGAAGGAAGATGTGTTAAGTTAGCTCCACTAATTGCTGGTAGTGTTGCAGGAAATACAACATCTGGTATTGTTCCAGAGGTCAAATTTGATGCATTTAAATCTGATAAATTTGCTCCACTGGTTACTGGAAGTGTGGCTGGGAACCTTTGGTCTGGTATTGTTCCAGTATTTAAATTTGAAGCATCACCAGCTGTAAAACCTCCCGAAGTACCCGTAGTATTTTGGTTGAGAGTATCAACAGAAAATGTAGTACCATTCAGTGATAAACCCGACCCAGCACTATAAGTTGTATCTGTACTAGCTACCCATGCATAATCTGAACCATTCCAACTAAGTACATAACCTGACGTTGGATTACTTTGGTTTAAATGTGTGTCAACGTCAGTATTAGTAAATCCTGCATTATCTACCCATGCGTAGTCACTACCATTCCAACTAAGTACATATCCTGATGTAGGATTACTTTGATTTAAATGTGTATCAACACTGTTATTATTGTAAAGACTTCCTTGAGCTGTAACACCACCTTGCCAAGAACCACCATTATAAATTTTTAATTCGTTAGCAGTAGTATTAAAGAATAAATCTCCTGTATCTAAATTAGTAGTTGGGTTACTAGCACCTGAGCTATATCTAGCTGCAAAGTCATTAACAGTACCAAGATTATTTGCAACTGTGTTTACGTTTGCTAAAGATCCACTTACAGCATTTACACTTGATATGTTGCCAGCAGTAGTATTTACGTTTCCTATGTTTCCAGCAACTATACCTATAGTGTCATCGATAATTGATATGGTGTTACCCATACTATTACCGTGTTGCGTACAGTAATATATCAGCGAGTTTGGTGCAGTTGATGGTACAACAAAGATTACTGTAGACCCAGTTTGCCCTGCTGTTCCATTTACTGTTAGACCTGTGGTGTATGAAGCGTTACTATTATCTCTAAATGCTAGTGGATGATTATTGTTAGTACTATCAGATTGGTCAAATGTGTAAGTAAAACCTCTAGTTAAAGTTAAAGAAGGATTAGCTACACCATTTATATAGAAAACACCACCTGATACAGTTACAGTAAATGTTTGTGCAGCTCCTAAAGAATTAGCTACAGCATTTACATTTACAATGTTTGCACCAACGGTATTTACGTTTGTAATATCACCTGCAACAGTATTTACGTTTGCAATATCACCTGCTGTTGTATTTATATTAGAAGCGTTAGCATTAAGTGAATTTATAGCTGCTATGTTACTAGCTACAGTTGTTACTTCTGTTGCTTTTGGTACTAATCTATGAAAAGTATATGTATGTAATGTAGTAGTTGTTTCTACTAAAAAACCAAAGTCTTGAGGTATAGAATCTGTTACTCCTGTAATTGTAACTGTATTACCAGTTCCAGCACCATTAGTAATAGTAACCGTAGTACCACTTGGAGTTAAAGTAGTTGATGCTGTTTTAACAGAAACAATAGTACCAGCACCGTTGTTTGCATCTGGGTTTGCTGTAGGAAAACTTGTTTCGTTTGCTATTGGTACAAATCCACCAACCTCATCAATTAAATCAATAATCCTGTCATTGATAGCTGCTGTTGAAGCAATGGTTATATCGTTGTCTGGAAATACATCACCATCTTTAATAGTGTCCCCAGAAGATATGTTGAAATATCTAGCATCTGCAGCCGATTCACTAAGGTATCTACTATCAAGAACTCCATCATTTAATAGTTCTGTTTCTGTATAGTATCTACCATCAAGAAGACCAGTTTGTGTGAGCTCTGTTTCTGTAAAATATCTACCATCAAGAAGACCATCAGTTGCTAGTTCAGTTTCTGTGTAATATCTACCATCTAATACGTTTTGACCAGCATTAGCTGAAGGATTAAGTTCAGTTTCTGTGTAGTACCTGTTGTCTAAAGTACCTGTAGCTATCTCACTATCAGTTAATTTATCTGACTGTAGTAATGTTTTTATTTCTGCTGCTGTCTGATCTATCGTCGCCGCAGGTTCAATACCATCAAGTTTTGTTCCGTCAGTTGCTATATCTCTTCCATCAACAGTTCCACCAACAACTATGTTTCCAGTTGTTTGTACAACTTGTGAACCAAAGTCAGGTGAAATCTTTGTACCAGCTATTGCTGCTGAGTTATTTACATCATCATTAACAATAGAACCATTAACTATGTTATCTGAGTTAACGGTTATACCACTAGGTAAAAGTCCAGTAGCAATTTTAGTATTTGCTATTGCTGCACTTGCATTAATATCAGCATCGACAATAGTTCCGTCTAATATTTTTGCAGACGTAATTTGTCCATCTTTAATATCTGCTGTAATTATATTGTTTCTATGTTCAACAGCAGCAAACCTTGCCATATCATGTATGTTATTAAGGTCATTTGCTCTTATAGATGAACCAGCAACAAATACTGCTGCTGGTGTTTCTATATCTGTTTCTCTATATATATGTACTTCTCCGCTTGCGGCTGCTCCTAATACAATAGTTGTTGGATTGTTAGTTACAGTATATTGACCAGTACTCGGGTTACTAGTCACATATGTTTGTAATGCACCCCCAATTCTTACCTTGAGGTCTGTGTCTTTTAGTTTTTCAATGTTAGTAGCATAGGAGGTGGACCCTGCACTCAAAAATTCTTCAGTTGTCTGTACCGCCATTTGGTTTTACCTGTTTATTTATAAGGCATTTCTAGGATCTTTTTGATCGTGCCTTTGTTTGCTTCTCTGTTTTTTAGTTTTTGATTTCTTTCTTCAATGAGTAACTTTTGGACGTCGTTATCATTTTTAATTGAAGCCCAAGCTCGTTT